CTACAGAAGGAAGACCTGGTATTGAACATCAGCTCACGATTGCTATGGCTAAGGAGCTATGCATGCTACAACGTTCAGCAATGGGGAAGCAATTTAGGCAGTATTTCATTGCTGTAGAGGAAAAATGGAATTCCCCGGAAGCAGTAATGGCGAGAGCATTAGGATTTGCTAAAAAGCAATTGGAGCTTGTTAAAGCAGAAAATATGGCTTTTGCTAACCGTCTTGCTTTACAAAACCAGCAAATTTTAGAATTACAGCCTAAAGCAAGTTATTACGACATTGTTCTTCAATGCAAGGATTTAGTGCCTATTTCTGTTATTGCTAAGGATTACGGGTGGAGCGCCGGTCGCATGAATAAATATTTACACGAATGTGGCGTGCAGTTTAAGCAGGGTAAGATTTGGTTGTTGTATCAAGCTTATGCAGAGAAGGGCTTTACAAGTACAAAGACTTTTATTTCTCCTGACGCTCATGGAGATATGCATAATTATGTCCATACGTATTGGACGCAAGCTGGTAGGCTCTTTATTTACGACCTGCTTAAAGCTGATGCTATATTGCCAATCGTGGAAAGGGAGGCTTAAGTTATGCGTTTTACTTTATGCACATCAACTATTGAGGGTAGTACACAAAATTGTGTTTACCCTCACAAAAAGATAATTGCGGACGAAAATTCGCTGGCAGAGGCTGCAAAGTATGATCATGTAACTGCTGAATATAGAAACAGCTACCGAAGCTCAGATAACTTCATCCAGTCAGACTGTATTCCTATGGACTGTGATAATGATAATTCTGAGGATGAGAAAGCTTGGGTTACGCCTTTAGAAGTATCACTGGCGTTCCCGGACGTTAGTTTTGCTGTGGTCTATAGCAGAAACAATATGAAAGCTAAAGGGACAAAGGTAGCAAGACCAAAATTTCACGTTTATTTTCCTATTCAGCCCTGCACAAATGTTAAAGAATATACAGACATAAAAAAGCAGATAGCAGCTCATTTTAAACACTTTGATGAAAATGCCTTGGATAGTGCTCGTTTTCTTTTTGGTACAGATAAGCCCAAGGTTGAGCTATGGGAGGGCAGTAGGACAGTAACCGATTTTATCTATGAAGATGCTTTTTCAGCCTGGGAGAAAAGTTTAGAAGAAGTGCCAGAAGGCAAGCGCAATAGTACTATGAGCCATTTTGCTGGACGCATATTGAAACGCTTTGGTAATACGGAAAAGGCCTATGAACTTTTTCTTAAGAAAGCTGAAAAATGCACTCCACCTCTACCTGAAGAAGAACTTAAGACCATTTGGCATAGTGCTGTGAAATTTGGGGAGAAAGTGGAAAACCAAGAAGGGCTATATACCACCTGAGAAATATAACTCTGAGTACAAGTTGAAACCGCTAGATTACTCAGATGTAGGACAAGCTACGATTATGGCTAAAGAATATGTAAATATGCTTAGGTATTCTCCTGCTACAGATTACCTTGTTTATAACGGTAGCTATTGGGAAGAGTCTAGACCAAAGTCTCAGGCTGTAGCTCAAGAGCTTACCTATCGTCAATTAGAAGAAGCAGAAGTAGAAATGAAAAAAGTTATGCAGGAGATGATGGGGAACGGTGCATGGGAAGTGCTGGTGGCAGTAGGCCCTAAAAAGGCACTACAATCAATGAATGAAAAACAACTTAATTCCTTTAAAAAGTATCAGGAAGCAGTGGTATATAGGAACTACGCTATTAAGCGCAGGGATAGTAAGTATATTACCTCAGCATTAAAAGAAGTAAGGCCAATGTTAGAAATTGAACAGCGTATTTTAGACACGGATGAGTATTTGCTTAACACTCCAACTTTTACCTTTGATTTACAGATAGGTATAAATGGTGCTAGAGAGCATAATCCTATGCATCTCATCACCAAGCAAACAGCAGTGGACCCTAGTGAAGAGGGAATGAGTCTTTGGCAGGATGCTTTAGATACTATTTTCGAGAAAGATACTAGTCTTATTCAATATGTTCAAGAAGTTACCGGCCTTGCTGCGATAGGTAAAGTGTATGAAGAATCACTCATTATTTCTTATGGTGAAGGTCGTAATGGCAAGTCTACCTTCTGGAATGTTATCTCTAGGGTATTAGGTTCCTATAGTGGGAATATTTCTGCAGATGTTTTGACTGTAGGTTGTAAGCGCAATGTGAAACCGGAGCTTGCAGAAGCTAAGGGGAAAAGACTTTTAATTGCAGCTGAGCTGGAAGAAGGAATGCGTCTTAATACTTCCAATGTCAAGCAGTTATGTTCTACAGATGAAATTTATGCGGAGAAAAAGTATAAGGACCCATTTAGCTATGTGCCTACTCATACTTTAGTACTTTATACTAATCACTTGCCTAAGGTTGGAGCAATTGATGCTGGAACTTGGCGCAGGTTAGTAGTTATTCCTTTTGGTGCAAAAATTGAAGGTAGCGCCGATGTTAAGAATTTTGCAGATTACCTATTTGAAAATGCGGCAGGGGCTATTCTTAGTTGGATTATCGAGGGGGCTAAACTCGTTGCTGAACACGATATGAAAATCGCAAAGCCTGAAAAGGTGCGAGTAGCTATTGGTCAATACAGGGAAAGTAATAATTGGTTTGGACATTTTCTGGAAGACTGCTGCGAAATTGTTCCAGATAAAATGGAAAAATCTGGCGAGCTATATAACGAATACAGGAGTTTTTGCTTGCAAAATGGTGAATATGTTCGTGGTTCAGCAGATTTCTATAAAGCACTGGAAAGTAATGGTTATGCAAAAATTAGGACTAATAAAGGTCGATTTATTAAGGGCTTATGTCTAAAGTCGGAGTTTGAATAATATAAGAGTGACACCCATGACAGTCATATATATAACTTTTTATATAGGGTTAAAAAATATCATATATAAATATATAGAGATATATATGCCATGGGTGACACAACTTAAAAATGAGGTTGATTTTATGCGTGAAAAGGTAATCGAGCAAAGGCTCGTTAAAGCAGTAAAAGGCTTGGGAGGAATTAGTCCCAAGTTTGTAAGTCCTGGCTTATCCGGTATGCCAGACAGAATAGTTTTATTGCCTGATGGGAAAGTTGGCTTTGTAGAAGTAAAGGCTCCTGGTAAAAAACCAAGAGCCTTGCAGGTAGTAAGGCATGAGAAGTTAAGGGCGTTAGGTTTTAAGGTATTTGTCCTTGATGGGGAAGAGCAGATTGGAGAGGTGCTTGATGAGATTGGAGGTGATGCCCAATGAAGTTCATACCACATAAGTATCAGCAGTTTGCTATTGACCATGTTTTAAATCATGAAGTAGCTGCCTTGCTATTAGATATGGGCTTGGGTTGAGGAAAGACAGTTATAGCCTTAACTGCTATTCAAGAACTCATGTTAGACAGGTTTGAGGTGTCAAAAACACTTATAATAGGACCACTTAGGCCGATTAGGGATACTTGGCCATCGGAAATAAGTAAGTGGGATCACTTAGGCGATTTGCGAATGTCGGTAGTAGTGGGCACTGAGCATCAAAGAAAAGCAGCTCTTGCTACAGAGGCTGAGATTTATGTTATCAACCGGGAGAATGTGGAGTGGCTTGTGAAGAACTATCCTTGGGACTTTGACATGGTTGTTATTGATGAGCTGTCCAGCTTTAAATCCTACAGTGCCAAAAGGTTTAAGAGCCTTTTAAAAGTGAGACCAAAGATAAAACGCATTGTAGGTCTTACCGGCACACCTTCTAGTAATGGTCTGATGGATTTATGGGCAGAGTTTAGAATCCTAGATTTAGGTAAAAGACTAGGTAGGTTTATTACAGGCTTTAGACAGAACTTCTTTACACCAGACAAAAGCAATCAGCAAATCGTCTTTTCCTACAAAGCGTTACCTGGAGCAGAGGAGTGCATTTACAAGCTAATCTCGGACATTACCATTTCCATGAAGTCGGTAGATTTCCTCGATATGCCCAAGTGCCTTATGAACACTGTAGAGGTTAGCCTATCTGAAAAGGAACGTGAGCTATACGATAAGCTCAAAAAGGACATGGTGCTTGCCGTTGATAGCGAAGAAATAGATGCGGTAAACGCAGCAGCTCTTAGCAATAAGCTTCTCCAAATGGCTAATGGCGCTGTCTATGGTGAGGACAAGAGCGTGATTGCTATCCACGATAAAAAGCTTGATGCCTTGGAGGACTTAATCGAAGGAGCTAATGGTAAGCCTGTCCTTATAGCGTATTGGTTTAAGCATGACCTAGAGCGTATTAAAAACCGCTTTAAGGTACGTGAGATTAAAGAAAGCCAGGATATCACAGATTGGAATAAAGGCGAAATACCTGTGGCAGTTATCCATCCAGCCTCTGCCGGTCATGGTTTAAATCTACAAGCCGGTGGTTCTACCCTCATTTGGTTCGGCTTAACTTGGAGTTTGGAGCTTTACCAACAAACCAATGCCAGACTCTGGAGACAGGGACAGAAAGATACCGTTATAATCCACCACATCGTCTCTAAAGGCACGATAGATGAGAACGTGATACTTGCCCTAGGCAGGAAGAATAAAACGCAGGACGAGCTTATAAACGCTGTTAAAGCAAATCTTAGGAGGTAGGAAGTATGGAAGATAAAGTAAATCACCCTAAACACTATACAAATGGCAAGGTGGAGTGTATTGATGCCCTAGAAGCTGCTACTACAGGCCTAATTGGTATTGAAGCAGTTTGTACGGCTAATGCCATTAAGTATCTGTGGCGGTGGAAGTACAAGAACGGAGTAGAAGATTTAGAAAAGGCCAAGTGGTATATAGATAGACTCCTAAAGGAGGTACATCATGCTAAGACCATATGAAGAATTAGCCAATGCTGTTGTTTTACAAGCTGTTGAAGATTATCGCAAGGCTGGGAAGGATATTGCTAAGGGTAAGAAGTTAGCTACATCCAAAGCCGAGCAAAGAAGAATAACTCGTTTTATTAAATCTAAATGGTTTACCATGCTGACGGAAGTCAGACCGGAGCTTTTACTAAAGCAATTGCAAAAGGAGGAATATTAATATGACACCTAAGGAATATATGGAAGAGGCCTATCTAGTTGACCAAATCATTGATGCAAAGCTTGAGCAGGTACAGTCCTTGAAGGAGTTGTCCACTAAAGCTACAAGTACTATCAGCGACATGCCAAGGAGTGCTACGCCTAATTTAAAGCAAATGGAAACAGTGATTTGTAAGCTGGTTGACCTGCAGCGAGAGATTAACTGCGATATTGATAGGCTAGTGGATTTAAAACGAGAAAGGATGCAGGTAATTAAATACCTTGATAGACCGGAGCAGCGAGTTGTTCTAGAGCTAAGGTATTTAAACTTTAAGAAATGGTCGGTGATAGCAAGCATTACAGGTTTTAGTATTCGTCAATTGTATAGAATCCATGATGAAGCCCTAAATTCTCTAAAAAAAATAAAACATGTCACTCTTTTGTTGTAGATGTCACTATGCCCTTTGTGATATGATATACTCAGCAAAAGAATATAAAGTGGTACCAAGCCTTAGAGGGCACGAACCTCTAGGGCTTTTCTTATGCCCAAATTCAGGAGGAAGTAGCTATGGACTTAAAGACTAAACATAAATTAAAGCAAGAGAAAGCTCATGCCATGAAGCTGAGACGCAAGGCAAAGCTACTAGAAAGGTTGGTGCGTAATGCCCAGACGACCTAAGAGACCTTGTGGCTATCCTGGCTGCCCAGAGCTGACGGAGGGTAGCTATTGTGAGAAACATCAAAAAGAAGTGTATTCACACTACAACAAATACAGACGTGACCCTGAGAGTAAGAGACGCTACGGCAGAGCTTGGAAACGGATACGAGATAGATATATTGCCAAGGAACCTTTTTGCGAGCTGTGCAAAGCTAGTGGCAGGCTGGTCTTAGCTGAAGAGGTGCATCACATTAAACCTTTAAGTGCCGGCGGAGACAGTAGCGAAGAAAACCTCATGGCTCTTTGCAAGAGCTGCCACTCTAGAATCACAAGACAGTATCAGCGTAGCTTGTAGATAGCCTGTTTATCACGTTTGCAAGTGGCGACATCCCACAAACCTAGTAAAAATGAGGGGCGGGGGAGTTGAAATCTCTAAAACGCAGTGCCAGAGCCAGCGACCGCCTCTATCACGCACAAAAACAGCGAAATCAAAAGGGTAATAGGAGGAAATCAAATGCCCACGAAGTCAAATAACACCGGTGGACGTGGCGGAGCAAGGCCAGGAGCCGGGAGAAAGAAAAAAGCGGTGGTTGAAAAAGCTACAAATGGTAACCCTGGAGGGCGCAAATTAGAGATATTAGACATACCGGAAATCAAAGGTGTGGAAATGCCTAAGCCTAATGAGCTTTTATCCGCTGAGCAAAGAGATGGTAGCATTTTACAAGCCGCTAGTATTTACGAGGAAACTTGGCAGTGGCTGAAGAGCGTAGGCTGTAGTGCGAAAGTATCTACGCAACTTTTAGAACGCTACGCAATGGCAAGTGCCAGGTGGATTCAATGCGAGGAGATGACGAACAAGCTAGGCATGCTTTCCGTCCATCCAACCACGAAAGCTCCCATTCCGTCTCCTTTTATAAATATCGGTATTAATTATATGAATCAAGCCATGAGGCTATGGAATGAAATATTTCAAATAGTAAAAGAAAATTGTAGCACTGACTATGACGCACCTACTCCTCAGATGGATTTGATGGAGCGTCTACTTAGGGCGAGAGAGAATAGGTGATGACATGGATAAAAGCACGCAATATTATTTAGCTGATGTCAAAGAGCTAATACCATATGCTAGAAACGCAAGAACTCACTCCGATGAGCAGATTGCTCAAATTGCAGCGTCTATAAGGGAGTTCGGTTTCTTGTCTCCTATCATTGTGTCAAAGGACAATACCATTCTTTGTGGCCATGGGAGGTTTTACGCAGCACAAAGATTAGGCCTTACTAAAGTGCCTTGCATTAAAGAGGAATACTTAACGGAAACGCAGCGCAGAGCGTATATCTTAGCCGATAACAAATTGTCCTTAAATGCCGGTTGGGATAATGAAATGCTTGCTGTGGAGTTAGAGGATTTACAGAACAGCTTTGATATAAATTTAATTGGCTTTGACGCTAAGGAATTAGCTGCTCTCTTTGACGATGGATTGGACGCTAAAGACGATGACTTCGATGTGGACGAAGAACTTAAGAAACCGTGCTTTAGTAAAGCTGGTGACTTGTGGCATTTAGGAAAGCATCGCTTGGTTTGTGGAGATAGCACAAAAGTTGCTACCTATGACCTGCTCATGGATGGTAAAGAAGCAAATCTAGTAGTGACGGACCCGCCTTATAATGTAAATTACGAGGGTAGTGCTGGTAAGATTAAAAATGACAATATGGAAAACAGTGCTTTTTACCAATTCTTGTTAGATGCCTTTACTAATACAGAAAAGGTCATGGCTCAAGATGCTAGTATTTATGTTTTTCATGCTGATACAGAAGGGCTTAATTTCCGCAGGGCATTTGCCGATGCGGGTTTTTATTTATCCGGCACTTGTATTTGGAAGAAGCAAAGCCTAGTCTTAGGGCGCTCTCCGTATCAATGGCAGCATGAGCCTGTGCTTTTTGGTTGGAAACGTAAGGGCAAGCATGAGTGGTACACAGGCAGAAAAGAATCTACTATTTGGGAGTTTGATAAGCCTAAGAAAAATGGTGATCATCCTACCATGAAACCTGTCCCACTTTTGGCATATCCAATTAAAAATTCTAGCATGAGCAATTGTATCGTCCTCGATCCCTTTGGAGGGAGTGGGTCTACACTAATTGCTTGTGAGCAAACGAATAGAATTTGCTTTACGACAGAGCTGGATGAGAAGTATTGCGATGTAATTGTGAAACGCTATATTGAGCAGGTTGGTTCTAGTAGTGATGTGAAACTAGAACGTGACGGTGTGCTTTTAAAGTACGAAGAAGTGCCGGGAACTAGCTCTTAGCCTAGCTGTGAAGTATACAGTATCTCTTGCCTAATTAGCTTGCTATTATGTGCCTTTAGAGCGAATATGTACATAACAAAACAAAGCGAGGCACACAAAATGAAAATCAATTTTAACTTAAAAGGCGAAGAGAGAAAGGCTTTAGTAAAGGCAGTTAGCGAATTAACAGGTGCAAAGGCCACTTACCAAGGAGTGCCAAGCATGGCTTACATGGTAGATTATTTCACCATCACCAAAGAGGGCAACTTAGAATTTGACGATAGGGCAGACAGTGAGGAGATTGAAAACTTGCTGGACGGTTTGGCAGAGCGTGGTTTTACCCTCCATGATGAAAAGCTAGAAGCTATGGCAGCAAAGCTGAATGCGGTGGAAGAAACTTCTGAAGAAGCTGAAAAGATAGACTACACTATTAGCATTCCCTTGGAACATGTAGATTGCGGTAAGCTAACCAAGATTCTAGAGGTCAAAGGTGACCTTATTAAAAAGGCGCTAGGTATTGAAGAACTACCCATTAAGATTGATGCAGAGAAGGTTTCCTTCCCTTGGTTTAGAATTGAGCCTGAATACGAAACTTGCCAAGCGATGGCGGAGCTTGTGGTAGCACTTTGCAAAATGAGTAAAGACCAAAAACGCATTACCGCTCAAAAGAAAGAAGTGGACAACGAAAAATACGCCTTAAGATGTTTTCTTTTAAGGCTCGGCTTTATCGGCAAAGAATACAAAGAAATCAGAAAGACCTTGCTTAGTAAACTTTCCGGTAACGCAGCTTTCAAGGGAGGTGCGAAATAATGAACTTCCCATCTAGAGAAACAGTGGAACATTTAAGAAAGCGTTATCCCGTAGGAGCTACAGTGGAGCTTCTGCGCATGGAAGATTTTCAAGCTCCTCCTATTGGTACAAGAGGCACGGTGACAGGCGTGGATGACGCAGGTTCCGTGATGGTTAATTGGCGTAATGGCAGCAGCCTGTCAGTGGCCTATGGTGAAGATTTATGTAGGGTGGTGCGAGATAATGAATAAAGCTAAAATACGTGCTCAGATATTAGCTATCCGCGACTCCGGCGAAACTAATATGTTTGCTGTAAATATGGTGCGGGTCCTGGCTAATTCCAAAGGCTACTATGAATTGGTGCTTTTTATTGAGGAGCACAAGGCAGAATATGTGCATTTCATCCTCACAGGAGAACTGTAAAGTATACAGTATCTCTCACAGTATTCGCTTGCTATTATGTGTCTTTAGAGCGAATATGTGTATAACAAAAGCAAAGGAGGAAAGCACCATGTGGAGAGAAGGAGCACTGGTTTTAGGAAAGGGTAACATTTACCATTACGAGATTAAGGTTTATGAGGAGCCAAGTGAGTACGGTATTGAAGGCGGTAAGATTTCCAAGCTGCTGATAAAACAGGACGGCAAAGAAGTAGCCTCCTACGATAGAGGGTGGGATGTTGAGCCAACATCGGAAGAAGCAGAACTTGCCCTAGCCATTTTATTGAAAGAGCACAATTAAGGAGGACGCACCATGAAGAACCTACAATTGCTAGACGACTTACACGCAGGAAGACTTGAGGGCAAAGATTTAGGAGATATAAACCACACAGCCTTTTGGGCCTACATTTACAGCCAAGAAGCTGATAATGAAACCTTGAACTTTAATGAAGTCATTTGGGACCACGATGTAGAAGATATCATCAAATTTTGCCATGCATTTGCTATCAACGAAATTACCATTAGCAGCAACTTCTCGGGACTTATTCCTACCTTAGCCTTATTTGAAAAACTAGGCTGCAAGCTAGAGGGCTTGACCGAAGTTAACGATAGATTCAAAGATTACGCTACTGGCGAGGTGAAAAAGCTGCCGGCGCTTAAGATAAAGATTGCTTAACAACTAAATAAAGACACAGGGCCATACGGCTCTGTATCTCGTAGTCACCTTTGGGGGTGGCTATTTTTTGTGCCAGAAAAGGGGGGAGGTGAGCACTTGTGGAAATTGAAAAGGTACAAACCTACAAAATTTAAAGCTAAGACATCAACCTATGATAAGGAAGCTGCGGATTATGCTGTGGGTTTCGTAGGATGTCTTAGTCACACTAAAGGAACATGGGCTGGTAAGCCTTTTGAGCTTATTGACTGGCAAGAGCAGATTATCCGAGATGTCTTTGGTACCTTAAAGCCTAATGGCTATAGGCAATTTAACACAGCATATATTGAGATACCCAAAAAAATGGGGAAAAGTGAGCTGGCAGCTGCTGTAGCTTTACTCCTTTGTTGTGGTGATGGAGAGGAACGAGCAGAGGTTTACGGCTGCGCGGCTGATAGACAACAAGCTACTATCGTCTTTGATGTAGCTGCAGACATGGTACGCATGTGTCCTGCTTTAAATAAACGCGTGAAGATACTAGCATCTCAAAAAAGAATTATCTTTGCTCCGACCAATAGCTTTTACCAAGTGCTATCTGCTGAAGCCTATTCTAAGCATGGCTTTAATATTCATGGTGTAGTCTTTGATGAATTGCACACCCAGCCTAATAGAAAGCTTTTTGATGTTATGACTAAAGGTTCTGGGGACGCAAGAATGCAACCATTGTATTTCTTAATTACTACAGCCGGAACAGATACTAATTCTATTTGCTACGAAACGCATCAAAAAGCTAAGGATATTTTAGAAGGACGCAAGCATGATGAAACCTTTTACCCAGTAATTTATGGCGCTGAAGAAACCGATGATTGGACTGATCCCAAAGTGTGGAAGAAAGCTAATCCTTCCCTTGATATTACCGTAGGCATAGATAAGGTCAAAGCAGCATGTGAGTCTGCTCAGCAAAATCCTGCTGAAGAAAACTCCTTTAGACAGCTTCGCCTTAACCAATGGGTAAAACAAGCTATTCGCTGGATGCCTATGGATAAATGGGATGCTTGTGCTTTTCCGGTGAATGAAGATAGTCTAAAAGGCAGAGCTTGCTATGGGGGACTTGATTTATCTTCGACTACGGATATAACGGCTTTCGTTTTAGTATTTCCACCAGAAGATGAAAACGATAAATACATTGTTTTACCATATTTTTGGGTACCAGAGGAAACGTTAGACCTTAGGGTAAGACGTGACCATGTGCCTTATGATACTTGGCAGAAGCTCGGCAAGATAGAGACCACAGAAGGCAACGTAGTGCATTATGGCTATATTGAAAAGTTCATCGAGCAGTTAGGCGAGAAGTATAACATTCGTGAAATAGCCTTTGATAGATGGGGTGCTGTGCAGATGGTGCAGAACCTAGAGGGCATGGGGTTTACTGTTATTCCCTTCGGACAGGGCTTTAAAGATATGAGTCCACCTACTAAGGAGCTGATGAAGCTTACCTTGGAGCAGAAAATAGCGCATGGTGGTCATCCAGTTCTGCGTTGGATGATGGATAACATTTTCATTCGCTCCGACCCTGCCGGCAATATTAAAGCAGATAAAGAAAAGTCCACGGAGAAGATAGATGGTGCCATTGCTACCATCATGGCTCTTGATAGGTCGCTAAGAAATGATGGCGTTAGTGGTTCTGTGTATGACGAGAGAGGACTTTTGGTCTTGTAGTTAAAGATACCAAGGTTTATAATATAAATAGATAATAAATTCGGGGGTGTTTTCGATGAAGAAAAAAACAATTTTATTTCTTATAATGTTTTCTCTTGTATGTAACTGTGTTTCAGCTACATCGACCGTTATGTTAAAAAATACATCTGCTAAAGAGTTATCAAATTTCATAATTACTAATTTTGTTGTGCCAGGAAATGGGCAACTACTCTGGCAGACGGATAATAGTATTGCCATTAATTTAAAGTCTTATAGCCAAAACACATTTAACCAAGTAATGTTTGGTAATGACGTGCAATGTAGATACACATTCAACTTTGCACCTATAGATAATGACTTGTCAACAGGTATTGATTGTGAAATAATAATGCATCCTAATACTGCTAGAGAAATGAGAAGCGAAAATAAGGCAACGAGAAAAGAAACAGAAAAATTAGTAAATATTTTTGAAATAACATTAATGGCGTATACAGATTTGGCATGGATTATAAAGCTAAATCTAAAGGATTGCTTATTACAGATATTACACAGGGGGGAGCCTTTCAATTCGCTAATATCAATGTTGGTGAAACAATAGTTAGCTTGAATGGTAAGACCGTTAAAGAACTTGGAAAGGAAGGTGTGGATGACCTTATTAGATTACATAATACTATAGAATTTGGTATAGAAAATTCGAGTAAAATTGTCAGAAATGTTAAAGTTGAAAAAAATACTATCCACCAGTTGGTAGAAATAAATAAGAGTGAATGTGGAAAAGGACGTTTTAATGGAGCGTCCTTTTCTTATGCCCAAAATCAAGGAGGCGATTAAGATTTTAGAGATTTTACACAGATTATTTAGGACGAGGGCAGAACCTCAAAACAGTATCAATGGAGACAATTTACGGTTCTTTTGGGGTGCTACCTCTAGTGGCAAGAGCGTCAATGAACGTAGTTCGCTCCAAATGACGGCTGTATACTCTTGCGTCAGAATATTATCTGAAACCGTGGCAGGCCTGCCCTTACACGTCTATCGGTATAACGAAGCCGGTGGTAAGGAAAAGGCTATCGACCATCCTTTGTATAGGCTACTCCATGATGAGCCAAATACGGAGATGACCGCTTTTGCTTTTAGGGAAACCTTAATGAGCCATTTACTCCTGTGGGGTAATGCCTATGCTCAGATTATTAGAAATGGCAGAGGAGAGGTCATTGGACTATACCCTCTCATGCCTAACAAAATGAAAGTAGATAGAGACAATAGGGGCAACATTTACTACACCTATTCACGCACTCAAGACGATACCAAGCTTAGTAAACCTGGGGAAGTAGTGCTTAGCCCTCACGAAGTTCTACATATTCCCGGTCTTGGCTTTGATGGTATCATCGGTTATTCGCCCATTGCTATGGCGAAAAACGCAGTAGGTATGGCTATTGCTTGCGAGGAATATGGTGCTAAATTTTTTGCTAATGGTGCAGCTCCCGGTGGTGTGCTAGAACATCCGGGCATCGTGAAAGACCCAGAAAGGGTGCGTCAAAGTTGGAATAGCGTCTACCAAGGAAGTAGCAATTCTCATAAGGTAGCAGTGCTGGAAGAAGGTATGAAATATACACCTATTGGTATTTCGCCTGAGCAAGCACAGTTTTTGGAAACAAGAAAATTTCAAATCAATGAGATAGCTCGCATTTTCAGAGTCCCTCCCCATATGGTAGGTGACCTTGAAAAGTCGAGCTTTTCTAATATAGAGCAGCAAAGCATGGAGTTTGTAAAATACACCTTGGACCCGTGGGTGGTGCGCTGGGAGCAGACAATTAACCGTATGCTTTTTTCTAGCGAAGAAAAGAAACCTACTTTGTGAAGTTTAATGTAGACGGCCTTTTACGTGGCGATTATCAAAGTCGCATGAATGGCTATGCTACGGCAAGACAAAACGGGTGGATGAGTGCTAACGATATTCGAGAATTAGAGAATTTGGACAAAATACCGGTTGAGCTAGGTGGAGACTTATATCTCATTAATGGGAGTATGACGAAACTAGAAGATGCCGGTATTTTTGCGAGGAAGGAGGAAAACAACGATGAAGAAGTTTTGGAAGTGGGAGACGAGGAAGATGGTCAACAAAGAAACCAACGAGGAAGTCGAGGAGCGCATGCTAATCATTAACGGTACTATTGCTGCAGAGAGTTGGCTGGATGATGACGTGACGCCTAAGATTTTTAAGGAAGAATTGTTAGCTGGCACAGGCGATGTGACAGTTTGGATTAATAGTCCGGGCGGTGACTGCATCGCAGCTGCGCAAATCTACACTATGCTTTCGCAGTACAAAGGCAATGTCACTGTGAAAATTGATGGAGTAGCAGCAAGTGCAGCTTCCGTCATTGCAATGGCAGGACGTAAAGTCTTAATGAGTCCTGTATCTATGCTTATGGTGCATAATCCGGCTACTTGGGCCGCAGGAGACAAGGCTGAATTTCAAAAGGTAATAGCTATGCTTAATGAAGTAAAGGAGAGCATTATTAATGCCTATGAGCGTAAGAGTAGTCTTAGCAGAACGCAACTTGCCCATCTCATGGACGAGGAAAGTTGGATGAATGCTAACAAGGCTGTGGAGCTTGGCTTTGCCGATGGTATTTTGGAGCGCAAGAGCGTTGAAAATAATATTGAAATGCCTGTGGTAGCGGAGATTTATTCTAAGGCTTATGTCACTAATTGCTTTAAAGAGAAAATCATTAAAATGTGCAAAATTGCTGCGCCAGTAAAAGAGGAAGAACTGATAGGAACTTCGGTAGATAAGTATTTGGAAGAACTAAATCGTATAAAAAATCATATATAACCTAGGAGGAATTTAACATGAATGTAAATGAATTGCGTGAAAAGAGAACTAAATTATGGGAAGGCGCTAAGGCGTACTTAGAAACTCATCGTAATGAGAAGGGAACGTTAAACGCTGAGGATGATGCAGCCTATAATCGGATGATGGAAGATATGGACGCTTTGGGCAAGGAAATCAAGCGTATGGAAAAGCAGGAAGCTATGGACAAAGAATTAAACCTAGCTATTTCCACTCCCTTAACTGCTAAACCTCAAACAGGCACTATGGCTGAAAAGGAAGGCCGCGCAAGTGATGCCTACAGAGAAGCCATGCTGGTAGCACTGCGCAGTCAATTTAAGCAAGTGCGTGATGTCTTGCAAGAAGGGGTGGACACAGATGGTGGCTATTTAGTGCCGGAGGAATATGACTCTCGTTTAATTGATATCTTAAACGAAGAGAATATTATGCGTAATCTTGGCCATAAAATCACTACTTCCGGTGATCACAAGATTAACATCGCAGCTACTAAACCTGCAGCAGCATGGATTGATGAGGGGGAAGCACTGACCTTTGGTGATGCTACCTTTAGTCAAACCTTACTGGACGCCCATAAGCTCCACGTAGCTATTAAGGTGACGGAGGAACTGCTCTACGATAACGCTTTCAATTTAGAAAGCTACATCATCACTGAGTTTGGTAAGGCATTAGCTAATGCTGAAGAGGATGCCTTCTTAAATGGTGATGGTACTGGTAAGCCTCTAGGTTTATTTGCTGAAACCGGTGGTGGCACTTTGGCTGAAACTTTAACCGCTGGCATTAAGTCTGACGATATGATTAGCCTTATTTATGCGTTAAAGAGACCTTATCGCAAGAGCGCCTCCTTCATTATGAATGATCAAACCTTGATTGCTTTGCGTAAATTAAAGGATACCAACGGAGCCTATATTTGGCAGCCTTCTTACCAAGCAGGTGAGCCGGACAGAATCCTAGGCTATGCTATTCACACCTCTGCTTATGCGCCAAAGGACGCTATTGCCTTTGGTGACTATAGCTACTACAATATCGGTGATCGTGGTACTCGCAGCATGAGTGTACTTCGTGAGCTTTTTGCCGGTAACGGTATGATTGGCTATGTAGCAAAGGAACGTGTGGATGGTAAATTAATCCTTCCTGAAGCAGTGCAAATCTTAAAGCTAGGCGCATAGGAGGCAATAAATGGCAGAGCTATTAATTACAGTAGCAGAAGCCAAAGAATATTTGCGAGTGGACGGAGATGGGGAGGATAAACTCATCTCCTCCCTTATTCTCTTGGCTCAAAAATATGTAAGTGATGTTTTGAAATGGGATGTATCGGAAGAACGCATGGAACCACCCATTAAGCAGGCTATCTTAATAGTCACTGAGCACTTTTATGAGGAGCGTAGCGGTGCTGATGTGCCCAAGGTGGTCATGACACTTCTTCGCCCTTACAGAAATGTGGGGTGGTAGTATGAATCCAGGACAGCTTAATAGTAGAATTACCTTAAAGCATTTAGTGAAGGTGGAAGACGAAGCCGGTGGCTACGAGGAGCATTATGAGCCTTATGCTACAGTGTGGTCTAAAGTGGTCAATAAGACCGCAGCTAAAAGTTTAGAAGCAGAAGAAATTATATCCATAGCAGACTATGAAATTACCCTTAGATTTAGAAAAGACGTTCTTTTTACGGACAGAGCCTATTCAATTGACAAAGAATTTATTCAGCTCGCACCCAGTGTAGATGTCCTCGAAAAGCACAAATATCTAAAACTTTTAGTAAGACAAGTAGTACCGGAGGGGCTAGATGAGTGAAATTAAAGTAGATGGACTCGAACGTACAGTTTCGAAGTTACAGGAAATGCGTATCGCGTCCTCAGAGGTAGTGCAAAAGGAAACTAGAGCCGGTGCTAATGAAATACGTAAGCGTGCTAGGCAATTAGCACCTAAACGTACCGGTAAGCTGCGCAAAAGTATTAAGGCGAAGCGGTGCAAGACCAAGGATGGTTATTTGGTGAAGCCGTACTATTACGTAGCTCGTTTTCAAGAGTATGGCACTAGGCGTGGCACTCCTGCGGTAGGCTTTATGAAACGCACCAGAGAAGAACTCCTGCCTAAAGTGCAGGAGCACATTATGGCTGCCATCGCAAAGGTGGTGGGCAAATGAATTTGCAGCTTATTAATAAGTCTATTTACGATAGACTGCGAAATATCAAAGGTATTACCGTAGCAGATAGCGTTACAGTAAATGCCAAACGTCCCTATATAGTGTTGGCTGAAACAACAGTTACTTCCTGGAACTCCAAAACCACCCAAGGTTATGAAGTCACCACGGGAGTACTTGTTTATTCGGACTATAAGGGTGATAAGGAAATAAATGAAATTGTGGCCAAGGTACATGAAGTGCTTAGTAGTAAGATTTTATTGCCTTTAGGCTACAAGGTCATCACGCAAAGCATTGAAACAGTTAGTGTGGAGCGGATGGAAGAGTACCGAGAAGCACAGCTAGATGTAAATTTAAAAATATTTAAGGGGGAATAAACCATGAGTGGAACACCAGTAGATGGCGTAGATTTTTTTAATTAGTGTGAATACAAGTACGACAGCAGTACCGGAATACAAGATTTTAGGGGGTCAGAGGAGTGCTACCTTTAAGCGTCAGGCTGACGAAATAGATGCCAGTTCTAAAACCAGTGAAGGTTGGAAGGATACTATTCCAGGGCTTCGCAGCTGGGGCATTGATGCAGATGCCTTAGTGCTAGAAAGTGACGATGCCTACGCAAAGCTTGACGAGTGCTATATGAATAGAACTCCTGTGGATATTAAGTATACGCGCAAGGACGGCTCCTTTTGGACGGGCAAGGCAACTATTACCGACCTTTCCGAATCCAGTCCTCATAACGATGTAGCAACCTATACCTTGACCTTGTCCGGTATTGGTAAGCCGGTAAGAACTGAGGCAGAAGTAGCAGGAACGGAGGATGGCGAATGATTTATATTAAACTAGATGGTAAAGATAAACCCTTGCGTTATGACATCAACTCCGTGACACGTATTGAAGAACTCTTTGGTGGTAAGAGTTTAATTACTATGCTTTCTAATCCTGCCTATTTTGGCTTTAGTCTTATTCGCGCTCTCTTATGGGGCGGTTTAAGATATCGTGAAAAAGGTTTAACCTTGGACAGAACGGGCCTCCTCATGCAGGAATATTTAGATGCAGGTGGTTCTTTGGGAGATATTAGCGATAAGGTAATGGCTGCTCTTATGGAAGCTGGTATCTTTAAAGCAAATGCTGAGGAAGAAGTGAGCGAAGAGGAAGAGGGTTTAAACTAGCTCAGTCTTGCACGGAATATGCTGAGGAGATGGCAGGATATGCTCTGGTGGAACTTGGCCTTAAGCCTTGGGAATTTAAAAGGCTTACCCTTAGTGAATTTATGCGCATGCTAAAGCTTCAAAGGGAGGCTAAGCGCCAAGGGTATATCCGCAGGGCTGAGCTAGTAACTATTGTGATAAACGCCTGTGGAATGAATCTCAAAAAGGGCGTAGAAGTAAAAGATTTATTAGGTTTCGATCCCTACAAGAAGGAAACGGAACTAATTACCAAAGAAACTGCAGCAGAAGATTTGGCGCTACTTAAACAAAAGCTAGGAGGTGAGAGCAGTGGACGCTAAGACTATGACTATCTTTGTTAGGGCAAATATTGAGAACCTAAGCAAGAATTTAGCTCAAGTAGAAAAGAACATGAATACGGTCTTTGGTAAAAATACCATGCAGCTATCTAAAAAGTTTGCATTAGGCATAGGGGCAGCAGCTGCTGCTCTCGGTGCTTTTAGTGCTGCCTGTATCAGTGCTGCAGATAAAGAGCAGGAAACTATCCGTATGTATACCAGCCTTATTGGCAGTGCGAAAGAAGCTAAAGCTCTCATGGCGGACTTATCTAATTGGGGTACCAATGTACCTTTTAATATGGATGAGATGGAAAACACAGCTAAGAAGCTCCTAGCTACAGGCGTAGCAGCTCAAGACCTCATTCCTATTCTAGATAATCTAGGTAATGCAGCTGCTATGACCGGTAGTGGGCAAGCTGGAATAGACGCTATGACGGACGCTATTAGCCGTATGAGCATGACCGGCACTGCCACCTCTAAGGATATGAAGCTCTTAATTAATAACCAAGTGGATGCCTATGGGTATTTAGCTAAATACCTAAATACGGACGTTGCCACAGCTATGGACATGGTGAAGAATAAGAGCGTGGATAGCGGTACTGTGATAAACGCTTTAATGCAAGGTATGCAAAAGGACTTCAAGGGCGGTATGGATAACATGGAAAAGTCCATCTCCGGTATGCTAGGTACTATTAAGTACAACCTTGGTGAGGCGATGGAGGATATCGGTGGAGCTCTCATGGATAGCTTTGGTATTACTGACATCATGGCAAAAGCCACCGAAGCAGTGCGCAATTCACTGTAGCCATTAAAACCTATGGCGTCAGAGAAACATTAGAGAATTTCGTACCGCCTTGGCTGGAAGGGACTATTTTAGCTATTGCAGCTGCTATGCTAGGCGCAGCAGTTCCGTCCATTTTAGCTATGGCAGCTTCCTTAGCCTCGGCAGTCGTAGCAGCCTTGCCCTTTATTGCTGTGGCAGCTGCCTTAGCTGTGGTAGCTTTTGTGGTATATAAAGCGTGGGAGCCGCTAGGAGATTTATTTAGTAATGTGTGGAGCTATATTGTTAGCTCCTGCACGAAAGCCTGCAACAGCGTTTTAAATACCTTGTATGGCTTTGTGCAAAAGGCTATTAATTATTTAAGACCGGTCTTTGATTTATTTGGTATGGATGCTGCTGCAGATAGATGGTCTGCTGCCGTAAGTAAGAAGCTACAAGTAACTTCAGAAAATATCGTCACAGCAAACGAAAAGCAAAAAGCAGCTAGTAGCGGTATGGATATGTCCGTAGATGCTATTATGGCAAAATTAAAGGGGAGCGGTAAGACTATCTTTGATGTGCCGGATATACTGGCAGATACCAAATGGCAGGGGTGGCATGGAAAGACTGTAGAAGGTAGCAGTGGTGCCAGTGGTACGGATAAGAAGATAAATTCCATAGATAAGAACACGGCAGCTATTGCTAAAAGCACTACCAGTGGCAAGATAGCGGTAGACAAAATGCGTGCTCTCCAAGGTAAGATTGCTTTTTACGCAGCAGATGGTACGAATTGTATGCGTACTATTGGTATGGCTTTAGAAGGTACGCCTTTTGAAGGTGTTATCAATGTAGATACTGCCTACGAGATTGCGAAAAAAGAAGGCCTTGATAGAGGGACAGATTATACACCTAAAGCTGGGGATACTATTCTAGTGGGTGGCTATGATAAATATGGCAATTGGGACC